CCACTATATACCAACATATCTCCTACATCAAGCACGACTTTTGTGCCTTTGGGTGCATTGGGCTTATGTATGTTCTTATACTCATCTATGACGTTGTCAGATCCCGTACCGTCGATAAATATAGGCCAAGGATCTCCACCAAGGTTTAGAGTTGTAGATATCTCGCAGCTTGGTCTGTCTTTGTGTCGTTTTAATATATCTCCTTTTTTATATGCTCTAGAATAAGAATAAGTAGGTATCAAATCTAAGCCTGTTTCTTTCTTCATTACAGGCAGCATTTTCATTAGCAAAGTTTCCATTACAAAATCAGCATAACAAGAGTATGTATTAGGCACTTGTTTATCGGTCCATGTTCCAAGTATGGGAGACTGTGAGTTTAGATTGTGTTTATACATAAACTCTACAGCATCTCTTTTAAGTAAAAAGTAATTAAATATAAAATTAGCTAACTCAAAAGACAAAGCTTTTTTTATGACTTGATATTTAAACATTAAATCCTTTCTGTAAAAAATTAAACGATACTGATATTCTTATTTCATTGCTTAAATTTGGTTCAACACAATGCCAAAGCCATGCTGGAAATATAATAATTCTACCTTCTAACGGATCAACCCTAACTTCTCTCCATAAATGTGAAGGCGGTGTTCCTTCTTTTCTTCTAGGCATAACCATATGTGCTGCAGACCTTGGTTCATTAAATACTATTTGTCCAGAATTTTTAGGTGCTTTAATATAATACACACCACTAAAATGACTATTAGGATGTAGATGTGGTCTGTTATATCCACCTGGTGGATTTATGTTAGCCCACATATTTCCTATGACTGGTTCACTTTCTAACCATTCTTCTTGAAACACTTCACTTTGCATTTTAAATAATTCATCAACTAATGGTTTAAATACAGGTATTTCATGCATATTGGTTGTACTATGCCAGCCATTCATATTAGTTCGTTTAACTCCCTTGTCTTTATTAGCCCAAGCAAGAACTTCTTTTTCAAATAACCTATTATCTAGATTAACGTCTTTAGCATATATAATAGTTGGAAAGTATGCAGCTTTAATCATCATTTGAATGGTGTGCCTCCAAACCACATAACCAAAGATTTTCTGTTACCACGAATTACAGGTTTAACTCTGTGTCTAATAAACGATGCAAAAAATACTGCGTGTCCTTGTTTTATTTTTGCAACTTTACCTTCAGCCATTAACTCTAAATCTCCACCTTCAAATTCATTTTCTGGTGATAATAAACAAGTCATAGATATTTTTCTTACAGGCGGTTCATGTTGCATGTTTACATCATTATCTACATGCCACTCATAAAAACCACCTTCTGGATATTCTGTGTATTGTGCCATTTCTGTAATTGTCATTCCATCAAAACCAAAATGATTACCATTTGTTTGTTTCATAACTAATTCAATTTTTTTATACATCTCGGCCATTTTTTTAAATGGTATCCAACTAATATGTGAGGTTCTAGTTTTAGTGTCTATAACTCCTTTACCTTTAATACCTTTACTGCTTCCAACAGATGCGTCTTGTTTAGGTTCAGCACGTCCAGCTTCAATAATCATTTGACATTGTTTAGGTGTAAAGATTGGTATAGTTGTTTCTACTATATAAGATTTCCATCGTGGTTCTGTTATCATATTAATATCCGTATTCTACCCATCCTGTTATTATATATTTATCATTCGATAAAGGTGGGTTGCCTCTATGAACGTGTGTAAACTGTGATGGCCAAACTAACAATGTATTTTTTTCTGATTTAAACCTACACTTCTGATATAAAAATTCTGTCTCCCCACCTTCAGTCACATCATTAAGATATACCATAAAAGCTAATATTCTATTTCTAGATCTCATATCAGCATTTTCAGCGTGCCAAAAATGATAACCTTCACCTACTTTAGTTTTTTGTATTTTAACTTCTAGTATCTGATGTCTAGATAATTTTTTAAGATATGAGTATTTTTGAGTATATAATGGATACACATCTTTAAAAAACATATTTATAAAAGGTTTATTATTATAAGTCATAGGAAGATTAATATCTCTAATAGTATCAATTGCATTATCTGATACCAGCATTTCATCTTCTGTTCTTGGATACACTACATCTTGTTGTTCACATCTATTAAAATATTTTAAATAACTATCAATCATTTCGTTTGGCATAAAGTTTTTAAATACACCTATGTGATTATCTATGTAATATTGTTTGTCCATTACGCAGCTCCTCTGTTTCTAATTGGATCAAACTTTACGTCACAATTTGCAGCAAGTGTTCTTCTCGTCTCATTAGTTCCATTAAACGGATATACACAGTGTCTCATATCATATGGAAAAATATAAAAATCTCTAAGATCCATAGGCGGTTGATAATCTATCTTTGCAAATTGACCGTTGGCTGCACCTAGTATCTGTAATCTACCATTCTGTTTTACGTGTCCTGCTGAATATTCTCTACCATATGTTGATGGTAATTTTAGAATCATCACACTAGATAGGCCTGTAAACAACATACCTCTGTGTATGTGTGCAGGATTATACTCATGTTGTTTCATCTCATTAACCCAGATAGAATTTAAATGTGTCTCATAATCTCTTATCTTATTAAATGCTAGATAATGTTTAAACGTTTCCATAAAATAATTTGTTACATCTCTTGGTAACATATTATGGTTTTTCATCTTTGTCTGATCTGCCCCATTATAAAACAATGAATGTTCTTTTTCTATCTTACCTACTAACTGTCCATTAGCTGGCATCAAATTATGATAATTAGTTTCATAAATATAATTAATAGAATTAAATATATCTAAAGGCACTTGATATTTTAAAATCGATTGACCTAAAAATATAAAATCAAATTTTAATGTGTTCATATTTTTGTCTTATCCTTTCAGGCACAATATAATTATTTGTTTCTTTTTTAACTGTTGATCTTATAGTGTGCATATTCTTTCCTACTACTGTATCGTCGTACTTTATATCATTAATATTAATTTGTTTCAAGTTTTCAAAATAATGAGGGTAATAAGGTTCATCTAAAAATTTATATAATTCTTTAAATATTTTTTCCGGATTAGCCACCATGTCATTGTATCTAATAAAATGACACATGTTAGGGTAATTGTATGAATTTTGAATAGATCTAATTTCTTTTACAATAGCACCTTCTTTATTCATTAATGCTAATAGTTTCTCTTCATCAGTTTTTCCTAATTTATTTACAAAAGAATCTGGGTTTTCTGTATACCATTTCATATAGCTTGCGAACACATCCATTAAATCTCTAAGTAAAACAATACATTTAAAACCAGGTTTAAAATGTTTTTGCATTAATTCAAAATTTCCAGGGTTAGCACTCGTTAGTGCAGGTCCACGATCTATAATTATTCGTTGGGGCCATTGTTGATAATAGTTAGTAAACACATTATCCATTACGTTATCTAAAGATCTGTAATCAGGAAAGTTTTTAAATGTATCTGTTGTCTTTACTAAAAAAAGATTTTTCATTATTTGTAAAGTTACGGAATTAGCTGTGCAAGCTATCTCAGGATTTTGATTCATGATACTTGCAAATAAAGTATTTCCAGATCTAGGTAATGCTACAAGAAAAAATAATTTACGGTTTTGGTTTCCCATGTTGGGTAATTTTATCTTGTTCTTTATAACTGCTTTCTAATTCACCAGACTTTTTAATTCTTTGTAATGATTGTAATTGTCCCATTACATTAAATATTTCAGCCTCACTTGAGTTTTGATTTAATGTTTTAGCTTTTTCATGATATTGCAATCCATAAGATTCTAACTGGTGAACATTAACGTCTTTATCATTAAACGATCCATCATTAAATTCTTTCTTTAATTTAGACCACATTTTAATTTCTCTCATTCTATGTTTTGCAACTTTTTCCATAGATGCTTTACCAAATCTACATTCATCTAAATCTATTTGATATTTAGTTTTCTTGTATTCATCTTCTTCTGTATCAATCTTTTTTTCTAACCAAGTTATCTTTGCTTCGTTTCTTCTATAATCAAATGACAAAGCCATTAAATTATCTAGATAGCTAGATTGTTCTCTCACACACTGCCAATACTTTGAAGCTTTGGTTGGGTATCTATTATCCTGTAGCACAGAGAATCTAGCCTCTGTCTCTGTTCGAAACATCTGTTTCTTGGTCCATGTGTCACGAAGCTCGTCTACCATACCTTTAAACGATGATAGATCTTCTTGTGTTAATAGATTATTTAAATGTGGTTCTTCACCTTGTATTACTTCTTTAACATCTTTTTTCATATCTTTATCCTTTATAGTTAAGACTAATATATATTATTTAAAATATATTACAAGTCTTATGAAGTCGTAAATGTTACTGTTGAAGGTGTAGTACCAGACCATTCCTCTGTAAGAGTTAGAAATCCTGGAGAAGCAGGTGTTTGACCACCATAACCTAATCCATTTGTTGAAGTCCCAGAACCTTGAGGCATTTGTGATCTTGCTTGAGATAAATCTGCAACTTCTGTCCAGTTAGTTCCGTTCCATAATTCTGTTTCAGCAGCAGGACCAGGTCCACCTTTACTTCCTCCAAAAGTTAATGCAGCTGTTGATGTTCCAATACCTCCTAATCTTTCTCTTAGTTGATTCATATCGTTAACTTCAGTCCAGTTAGAACCATTCCATAGTTCTGTTTTAACAGAATTAGTATCAGCTGGAGGTGGTTCATATCCTCCAAAAGCTAAAGCAGCTGTATTAGATTCTGCTGCACCTGCAAGAGCCGTTCTCGAAGTGTTTAGATCATTTACTTCTGTCCAGTTCGTTCCATTAAAAGTCTCTGTTGCGTCCTCGTAAGCATGACCCGTATATCCTCCAAATACTATTGCAGATGTTTGTGTGCCACTTCCAGCAGCAGCTTTTCGAGCAAGGTTTTCATCGTTTACCTCTGTCCAATTTGTTCCATTCCAAGATTCTGTTGCACCAGTAACTGATCCCGTATTACCACCATAAACCAAACCTGCTGTTGAAGTTCCAGCACCAGTGTTTTCTTGTCTTGCAGTATTTAAATTATTTACTTCTGTCCAATTAGTTCCATTATAAGATTCTACATTAGCAGTGACTGATGGAGTTGATCCACCTGCTGTTATGGCTGCAGTATAAGTTCCAAATCCAGAAGCGCGAGACCGCGCTGTATTCATACTACCACCTGTAGCCCAAGATCCAGTAGCAAGTATTTTATGACCTTTTAAAACATTAGAAGTTGAGTTATACCAAACTTGTCCTTCAACAGGATTAGACGGATCAGATGATACCGCTTCGATTTGTGTTCCTTTTATTTCTTTGTACGTTGTCATAATTAATCTGTGCTCACTGTTTTAGTTGTTGTTCCAGCAGCCCATTCTTCTGTTGCACCAGTTATAGGTGGATCTTCAGTGCCACCAAAAACTAATGCTGTTGTATTATTTCCACTTGCAGGAGTTCCACCCATGTCATTTCTTGCTGTGTTTAAATCTGCAACTTCTGTCCAAGCAGCACCATTCCAAGATTCTGTTATTGCATAAGCTGGAGAAGGGTTATAACCTCCAACACCTAAAGCAGATGTTGCAGTTCCAGCTCCTGCCAAACTAAGTCTAGCTTGATTTAAATCATTCACTTCAGTCCAGTTTGTTCCATTCCAACTTTCTGTTTGTGCTTTTAAATTTGTTCCTGGGGGAAGATTACCACCAAAAACTAATCCAGAAGTACTGTCAGTACCAGCGGTTGCCGAACTTCTTCTAATTTGATTTAAGTTATTAACTTCAGTCCAATTAGTTCCGTTCCATAGTTCTGTATTACCAGTTGGTGAAGGAGGAGCTCCACCACCAGTGGCTATTGCTGAGGTGTTAGTTCCAAAGCCATATAAATAAGGTCTAGCTAAATTTAAATCATTAACTTCTGTCCAGTTAGTTCCATTCCAAGTTTCTGTTAAAGCAGAAACTGTTGTACCAGGTTGATAACCACCCGAATACAAAGCCGCAGGACTGGTACCTGCAGTTGCTCCCGCATTTCTACCAGTATTCATATCGTTTACTTCAGTCCAATTTGATCCGTTATATACTTCTGTAATAGCTAAATAATTAGGTGGATTTCCACCAATAGCTATAGCAGCTGCTACAGGACCACCTCCTCTTACAGATGTTCTAGCGGTATTTAAACTTCCACTTGTAGCCCAAGAACTAACTGTTGCACCTGCTGCTTCCCATGATTCAGTTGCTGAACTTTTATTAGGATCAGCTCCACCAAAAGCTAAAGCTGATGATCTAGTACCTGCACTTCCCATTTCTGACCTTGCAGTGTTTAAATCTGTATCTTCAGTCCAATTAGTTCCATTCCATGTTTCTGTGTTTGCTTTAAGAGGAAATGCACCACCAATGGCTAATGCTGATGTATAAGAAGAACCTACTCCACCTAAAGCTCTTCTTGAAGTATTTAAATCGTTAACTTCTGTCCAAGAACTTCCTAACCATGTTTCTGTTTCTCCTTTGTCAGGAGGACCCCCACCAAAAGCTAATGCTGATGTTTGTATACCTGCTGCACCTAAGTTTCCTCTTGCTGTATTTAAATCTCCTGTTTCAGTCCAGTTAGTTCCGTTCCAAGTTTCTACTAAAGCTGATTGTGCTGGTGCTAGTGCACCTCCAATACACAAAGCAGATGTATTATCAGCACCTGCGCCTGCTACGTCTCTTCTTCCTGTATTTAAATCGTTAACTTCTGTCCAGTTGGTACCATTCCAAGATTCTGTAATTGCTAAGTAAAGTCCTGGATCTGCTCCACCACCAAAAGCTAATGTTGATGTTTGTGTCCCTGCTCCAGCAGGAGCAAATCTAACTGCGTTCATATTATTTACTTCTGTCCATGTTACACCATTCCAAGATTCTGTATTGGCAGTAAGAGGAGGAACATTACCAGCGAAAGCTAACGCAGCAGTTTGAGTGCCTGAACCTCCTAAATTTTCTTTAGTTTCATTTAAAGATGCACCAGTTGCCCACGCTCCAGATGTAGTTACACTTGGATATTGAAACTTTAAAACATTATCAGTCTCGTTATACCACACCTCTCCCTCTATCGGATTATCGGGATTAGTCGTATAGTTCCGAATTTTTGTGCCATGTATTTCTTTATACTCAGCCATTTAATTTTTATTCCTCTAATGTTATGTCAGCAGGTCTTGGATTGTCATCTGTTTTTTGATCTTCAGGTAACGCATCCCAAGCAGCTTGAGCCGCTTGAACCTCTGCATCAACTAATGCTTGAGCTTCGTCTTTTGTTTTAACGACACCCGCTACTTTGGCAATCCAAAGATTAGCATGTTTGTTGTATGCAGGAACTTGCCAAACATTAGCTGGATAGCCTTTGAACGTGATTCTCCAAGATTCATCGTGATCGATGAAACCTTTGCCCCAGTTCTCTGCTACACAGTATTGATATGTTTTTGCCATAGTTTCCTCCTTATTAATCTGTTAATACCTTAATTGTATTTGAACTTCCACTCCATTCTTCGGTTGCTGATTGCACTGTTCCAGGTGCTATTTCACCTCCAAAAGCTAATCCTGCTGTTGTTGTAGAAGTATAACCAGCTGCACCACTTGTTAATAAACGAGCTGTATTTAAATCTGCAACTTCTACCCAACTAGCACCATTCCAGTCTTCAGTCGCTGCGTTGTAAGAAGGTGTAGGAGGACTTCCTCCAAAAACTAAAGTTGCTGTAGAAGAACCTTTACCTCCTAATCCTGCTCTTGGTGAATTTAAGTCGTTAACTTCTGTCCAACTAGTTCCATTCCAAGATTCTGTTTTTGCTGAAGGAGAAGGCTCATTTCCTCCCATAACCAAACAAGCTGTATTATCAGCACCTGATCCAGCCATATTATGTCTTCCTGTATTTAAATCATTTACTTCTGTCCAACTTGTTCCATTCCAAGATTCTGTGTTGGTAATATTATTAGGTGGAGTATTACCACCAAATATTAAAGCTGATGTATTCGTTCCACCTCCTGCGCCATATTTTCTACCTGTGTTTGTATCGTTTACTTCAGTCCAACTGCTTCCATTCCAATTTTCACATAGTTGTGTTCCACCATCACCAGCTGTGGCTAAAGAAGCTGTGTAAGTTGCGCCTGTTCCAATTAAATCTCGTCTGGCAGTATTAAGATCATTTACCTCTGTCCAAGAGGAACCATTGTAAGATTCAGTAACTGCCTGAGTAGCACTCGGGTTAACTCCACCAAAAGCTAAAGCTGCACCTTGTAATCCTGCTCCTGCTAATTGTCTTCTTGCAGTATTCAAACTTCCACCCGTGGACCATGCTCCAATATTTGCACCTGCACCTGTCCAGTCATAAGTTGCGGCTGACTCAGTGCTCGTGTATCCACCAGCTAAAAAAGCAGCCGAAGTAGTGCCATTAGACGAAGCACCATAGTTTCTAGTAGATGTAGGAACATCAGTTGTTTCTGTCCAACTAGTGCCATTCCATAACTCCGTCACTGCAGGACTTACGTTTGCTGCTGGACTAGGAGTGTCTTTATATCCCGCAGCAAGTAATCCATCTGTAGAAGTTCCAACACCTTGACCATTACTTCTTGCAGTATTTAAATCATTGACTTCTGTCCATGAGGATCCGTTCCATGATTCATTTGAAGCTACTGTAGCTGATGCTGCAGGATTATATCCTCCATAAACTATAGCTGCAGTGCTATCTGTAGCAGAAGCTTGACCACTTGCCCTAGGTGTACTTAGATCTGTAGTTTCGGTCCAACTAGTACCATTCCAAAGTTCTACATTTGCAAGACCACCCGTTCCAGCAGCTATAAGACCTGAGGTAGCTGTTCCTCCTCCACAAGGACCTCTTCTTGCAGTGTTTACATCATTCACTTCTGTCCAATTAGTTCCATCCCATGATTCTACATTTGCTACATTAGATGGTGGATTATAACCAGTTGCAAGTATTCCTGCTGAATTAAGTCCAAATGCATTTCCATTATATCTACCAGTATTTAAATTGTTTACTTCAGTCCAATTCGTACCATTGTAAGCCTCTGTATCAGCTGTTAATGGATTTCCACCAGCAATTATTCCCGCTGTTTGTGTTCCAAGTCCTCCTCCAGTAATTTCTCTAGCAGAATTTATATTATTACCAGTCCTCCAAGATCCTGCTGATGTTACGTTTGGAAATTGATATTTAAAATCTAAATTTGTGCTATCAAACCAAACTTGTCCTGTTTCTGCGGTAGGAATATTACCTGCATTATTTCGGACTGCCGTCCCAACAAGATCTTTATAATTAGACATAATTAGTTATTCTTCAGCAACCAACCTTGTGTTGAATCAGTGAAGACAAGTGTATTTGCTGCTCTTTCTGTTGAAATTGTTAA